CCTTTTCTATATTTATCGTTGCTGACGAAGAGGGAGGAGAAGTTATAGCCGGCGCCAGCAGTAGGGTCATCTATAGCGTTTTGTAGATCTTTCGCACTGTCGTCCAGGCCTTTTCTATATTTATCTATCGCTGCTAGGGCTTGTTCTATTCTTTTATCAATTGATTCAGGGTCTATAATTTTATTTAATTGCTCACTTAACTCTTTTGTACCTATGTTAGATAGTCTATTTCCGAAAGCGGCTAAAGCGCTATTCCCTCTTTCTAAGCTATCATTCATAATATTTTGAGTTGTAATGAACTCGTCAGAAGATTCTCTGGCATCATTAACTTTATTCTGAAAGGCTTGAAAAGCTTTCTCTGCTTTTGTAAGCTGTTTTTCTGTTCTTAAAAACGCATAAACTACCCCGATTATAGCCCCTATTAAAACTACCCAGCCCGCCCAACTAAATAATGTCAAAAGAAGCGCACTTGTTTTTGCCGCTATTGCAGACATTGTAGCCATTGCTCCAGCAAACCCCGCAACCATTCCCGCGCCTGTTGCCGCTACAGTTGCAGGAAGTCTTGCCCAAATTATGCCCATACGAGTTACAGTTTGCTGATTCAGTTTTTCCATGTTAGCTAAGGTAAGTTTTAACTCTGCAATTGCTTGTTTATTAGAGATTTTATAAAGAGTACCTTCTTTTTTTAGGCGTCTTTTTAAGCTATCAATCTTTTTTTTATCTAGCTGCTCTCCTTTTGCGGCTCTGGTTAATAAAAGCTTATCATTTCCTTTATAGTACTGTTGAAGAGCTTGAGCTTGTGCTCTTACTTCTTTTTTAGTTATTACTGTTTGTTTTTTTAATGCAGTCTCCGCCCGCTTTGAAGATTCTTTAGCTTTCTCTGCTACTTTTTTATACTTGTCGGACGTCTCATTTAAAGCGTCCCCAAACTTTTCTACTCCAGGAATAGCAGTAGAAAGAACCTTGCCTGCAAACGGTAAAAAAGCTGCTATAATTAATGCAGGAAATTCTGCTAAAAAAGATGCAAGAGGTGCTAGACCTTTTGCTAAGAATACTTGGGCCTTCTCAACTATTGTTTCAAAGGATACAGCTAACTTTGCAAATTCATTGCTAGTAGTTCCAGTGGCCTCTAAAAGTCTTGAGTATTTTTCTTCTACTTGGCCTAGAGCATCCGCTGTAACTGCCTGAGTTTTCTGAAAAGCCGTCAACTCTCCTGTAATATTTAAAGCCTGCTTGTAATCTTCGGTGGCTGTTTTTAGTCTAAGAATAATGCCAAGTTCATCTAATAGTTCTGGCTCTGCTTTTGTAACACCTCTAACCAATCGATTAAAAGAGTCTGTTACATCTCTTCCTAATACCGCACTTACATCTTTTGCGGCTGAGCCAAGCTGAGTTAGCTGAGATGTTGATAGACCTGCAGCCGTACCTATAGCCCCCGCTTGAGCTGCGTCTCTGAAAGATATTTGAGAATCTGTTGCTTCTTGAATATCTTTAGCAAGTCGTTTAAAATTTGTACCAGTCGCAGCAGCGTAAGCGGCTTGCCCTGCTTGTAACTGAACAAGTGTTCCTGCACTCTTTAAAAAATTGAAAGCAGCAGTAACTGCAAAGATTTGAGCTGCAAGAACAGCGTAAGCAGGAACAAGGCCGCCATTTATTCCGGAAGCCATGTTTGCAAAATTTTTGCTGCCCGCACTAGCAGTTTGGGCAACCCCTCTTATGGCTTTACGGGTTTTTTTTGAGGTTTTTTCTGTTTTCTCAAGCCCTTTTGCTGCTTTCTTTGAGTTATCCCCGGTTTTGTCTAACTCGTTGCCTAAATTTTTAGCATCGACAGCGACTTTTTTAGTAGTACCTTTATCATCAACCTCAACGTCAATATATACTTTATTTTTAGCCATTAGCCTGTTACATTATGAGTGAAGTTTTTTCCACTGCTTGCTTTTTGCTTTCGCTCTTCAGCTTTTCTTCTGTTGTCCGCTTCTTCGGCTTTATGATTTACTAGCAATATTTCGTAAGTTTTCATAAAGTAAACAACTATACGTTTGTTTTCTACTTTGTACAATTCTAATAAAAATTCTGCACTTGACCAGTCTTTTCCTAAATAGCTTCCGGACATGCCATCCCACCTATCTGATAAAAGATCAAATATAAAAAATGCCACTTGGACTTCTTCAGGAAACGAAGACGTCTCTAGCGGCATTCTATCGGGGTCGGGGGTCTCTCCTAATTGTTCGCAGATTAACAGATATTTTTTATAATCTATTTTAGAGGAGGACTCTTTAATTTTTCTTTCAAGTAGTTTTTGTATTTCAACTACTTGTTTCCAGTAAAATTTTCTAAATCACCAACACTTTCAGTTACCCAAGTATCAAAGCTAGTTGCGTTTTTCATTAGCAACTCAGCATTATCTTGAGTATAAGGAAGCTCATCTTCGGGGTTTAAACTAGAAACATCTACCAATAGAAGCTCTTCTAAGTATTGATATTTTAGTCCTTTCCATCCTTTGATTACTGCTTTGCAATATTCTACTAAAAACTTTTCGTCATCTAGGTATTCTTCTGGTTGGTGCGTTTTTTTATTAAATTTTGTAGTTAAACACTTTTTACGCAACTTTAAAAGTTCTTCTCTTGCTAGATATGTTAAGTCTACAGACATTCCGTCATATCCGGGGAAGTCTACTGTAACTGTTTTACTTGGAGTCATAAGACTCGCTAGAGAGACGGGGCTATCGGTCATTTGTTTTCCTTTTAACTGTTCTAATTTAGTATCAACCATAGCCTATATTATATGCGAGCAGAGGAAGAAAGTCAAGAAATATTTTTGGGAGGTGAAAAAAGAAAAAAAGGGGCCGAAGCCCCTTTCTTTTAACTAATTACTTTTAATAAACTGCTGGAGCGGTATACTTTAAGTTAGTAATTTCGTTTGCAGATCCAAAATCTGAGGGAAGAGCATGAAAGCTTGTTTCCAAAGATATAACATCTTCAATAGAATGCGAAGGCACTTCAAAGTGACATTTAGGCATTGTAATATTAAGAGCGGGAGTTCCTGTAGCGTTTGCTCCCCCTACTTTCATAACTACTGAAAACTCATTAACTGTCTGAGACATTGCTTGAGTTGAAACTAAATCATTAAAAAATTGACGAGAGGTGCCTGCGGTTCCAAGACTAGCGTCATCTAAAGTCAAGTAACATGTTGCACTACCCGTTACAGTTCTAGTACCTGTGACGTGCTCCAAAGGCTTATTTACAGCACCCAACTCTTCTGGAACCAAATAGGTAATATTATTTGAAATAGTAAAGTTTCCTCCTGTAAGAACCAATGAGTACTCTCCATTTCCTCCTGTACCAGGAAAAATAGTAGTATTGGTTGCATCAATAGAAACTTGAGAAATTCTATTACGAATAAAGTTTTTAGTACTTCTAATGGCTTCATCAATTGCTTGGGTGGAGGCCATATCTGTACCATCGCTTGCTCCTGCTAAATAGAGAGCGCTACCGTTAGCATTACTTGTATCAAAAATAAGATCTCCTGCTGCAATAGTGGTTCCATCTACTGTAGTCACTCCATCATCTGGAGTAAAATCGGTCCCTACAAGTACGGACCCAGAAAAATCTATAATCTCTTTTGCAAACCCAGACCAGTTAATTAAAGCAATTCCGTCTACGTCAAAATCAATAGAAGCTTCGTTTACAACTGCTTCAGGAAGCTTATAAACAAGAGGGTTTCCGGCCGCTGTATCCATAACAAAGTAAATAGTAATTGCGTGTAAGGCAGAACGATTAGACTCTGTAGTAAGTATAGTAGTCTCAGTAGCTGCAGGAGTTATTACGGGACCACTTACAGCATTTGTAGCTCTCGTAAATCCATTTGCTGCACTGTAAGTGTCTGCCCCGAACATAGAAGCCCATAAAGCCTCTTCTACTGCGTGCACTTCCGCAGCTGAATCTGCTGCTTTGATTCCCGTAGGAGCAGAACCTGCCTTAGAGTCAAAAGGTCTGACATAAGTGCTAAAAGACCATTCGGCTGGAGCAAGAGAGTCTGTAAACATTCTTCGTCCTCGACGAGAAATGCCCGCTGTACTTTCCATTTCTGCTAAAGTTATTTCTGATGTATTTGTGCTTTGAGAAAAGCTGTATCCATCAAGAATAGGCACTTCCCAAACAGCACCAGCGCCTGCCACATCGTTAGTTTGATCAGTAGTATTACGAAATTGAATAAAAAGTCGTGTGTCTCTACTGAAATATAGTTGTTGAGCCATAGTTTTCTCCTATGAACCTTGAAAAGACTTGGACGTGAACGTTTGTTCTTGCCAGTCGTTTCTAATAACGAACCTCAATCTCCATTTCGGCTACTCCGAGAGGTTCCAATACTCCTTCGTCAGTACTAATACTAACGATAGTAATTTGTTGAGTGCATTGTGACACTCCAAGATTATCTGTATACTCTAGCTGATTATTACTTTCTATTACTGTCTCTACGTCCTCTAACAGTTTTGCTAGAGCTTCTTGAGCATCTTCTTCGTTTACGTAACATCTTACTGTTACACCTAAAAATCTTGTTTTAAGCCCTCCAGCTTGATATTCTCTTGTCTCACTTCCCGCATTTAAATGAATTGCAGGAAAGTCTTCAACTTCATCCCAAAATTTTAGTCGGGGCTCTACGTTATTATATACATTCGTTAAAAAAGCTCCCGTACCATTTATAGTCTTTAGCTTTGTGACTAATGCGGCTACTATTCTGCTTCTTCTTGATGTGTAATCTCTAGCAGCCATTATAGCCTCCTTGTATAAATTCGTCCAATAGCAAATTGTGCGGCTATTTCACGTATTGACGTATCAATAAGTTTTCTCGGGTCTCTTTGTAAAGACCCTTGATTAAACCCTACTTCGAAGGTTTGATACGGAAACTTATCGTAAGTATATCCAATACTAGGAAATCCTTTTCTTGTAAATACCATATCTGTTGCTTCTACAGAGTTAAGAAAAGTTCCGGTTTGATTTACCAGTCTCGGTTCTACCATATTTTTTGCTAAAACATTCGGTAACTGTTTATTTATTAAAGCTACTAGGGCTAGAGGGGCTGCTGCGGAACCGCCTAAAGATCCTAAGGCTAGACGGGGTGCTGCACTAGTATCCTTAAATTTTACCCTAGACCCTTTGGGCTTTTTTGATTTATGTTTAACAG